GCGGAGAAGCAAAAAGTACTTCTAATGATGGTACTTATCGTGGTATTATAAATACAGCAGAGGCGTTAAAGTTTCTTACTGAAGTTTACGATAATGCTCAAGGTTACGTTGCATGGGATACGGAAACAACCTGTCTCTACCCTAGGGATGGGTATGTTTTAGGGCTGTCCATGTCTTACAAATCTAAACATGGTGCCTACATTAGTACAGATTGTTTAGATGAAGTTTGTATGGAAGTATTACGGAATATCATTAAAAAGTATACCGCAGTATTTCATAATATGAAGTTCGATATTAAAATGATCGAGTACCATCTAGAACTTAAGTTTGATAGAAGCAAAGTGCATGATACTATGGTTATGCATTATTGCCTAGATGAAAATGACCAACATGGTCTAAAACCTCTAGCCCTAAAGTACACTGATTATGGTGACTATGACAAAGAACTAGATGAGTTTAAAAAATCATACTGTTTAAAACACGGTATGTTACAGGAGGATTTTACTTATGACCTTATACCATTTGATACTATTAGCCGCTATGCTGCCATTGATACAGCAGTTACTTACGATTTATTTAATAAGTTCTGGCCGGTAATACAAAAGAATAATAAGCTGCTTTCTGTTTATAATACCCTTCTAGTTCCTGGTACATTGTTTCTACTAGATATGGAAGAAGTAGGTGTATATGTAGATAAAGAACGCATGCAGGCAGCTGAAATATATCTAGATACAGAAATTGAAAATGCTAGAGAGCAGGTTTATGGTTTTAAAGAAGTACAGGAGTTTCAAAAAGCAAATGGCGCAGTATTTAATCCAAACTCCGTGCAGCAATTACGTAAAGTCTTGTTTGACTATGTTGGACTTACTCCAACAGGAAAAACAACGGCTACTGGTGCAATCTCAACAGATGCGGAAGTACTTGAAACCCTTAGCGAAGAACATCCCTTACCAGCAGCTATCCTTAAAATTAGACAACTAACAAAACTAAAAAATACGTATATTAGTAAAATATTACCAGAACTAGATAGGGATGGGAGAATTCGTACGAATTTTAATCTTATATTTACAACTTCTGGAAGACTTTCAAGTTCTGGTAAATGTAACCTTCAACAAATACCTAGAGATGACCCTCTAATTAAAGGTTGTTTTAGCTGCCCGCCGGGGTATAAGCTTGTTAATCAGGATCTTTCTACAGCTGAGTCATACTATGCAGCTGTATTAAGTGGTGACACAAATCTTCAACAAGTTTTTATTACAAAAGGGGACTTCCACTCTACAATTGCAAAGTCAGTATTTGATCTTGATTGTGAAGTAGAGGACGTTAAGAGGTTATATAGCGGAATGAGACAAAGCGCTAAAGCCATTACATTTGGGATTAACCTATAAAGGTCCCACTAGTAGGTGACTACTAGAACAAATAACTCGCTCAATTGCTGGAACACCTACTATTAAGTTAAGGTCAATCAGCAGCCAGAGTCGGCAGGAATGCCTTCAAATGGTTCAGAGACTCACAGAGCTTCCAGAACGGAAGTTGTCTGGGATACCAAAAAATACTCTTGACAATCTTATGGTTAAGGTGCTATAATGTACCTGTGCCGAAAGGTTTTTGGGAGAGGTATAACACGGCGAGTATCTCCCCTTTCTTACTTAAGAAAGGTCGTATGGAAATTAATTATATAAACTACCAAGAGTTAAAACCGTCTGGACTATCAAGAGCTGCAATGGCAGAAACTTTTGGTATTCCAGAATGGAAACTAAAAAAAACTTATTGCGGCTAATAAATGGGGTACACCTAGACCCACTATTGGAAATGAAACCGCTTTTGATGAGTACTCAGAAGAATCTTGCTATTGGGCAGGATTCTTAGCTGCAGATGGTTGTGTAGATAGTGAAAATAGAATTAGGCTTATGCTTAAATATGATGATATAGTGCACTTAGAAAAATTTAAAGCCTTTCTAAGGTCAACACATACTATATCATCTAACACTACCACATACAATAGATGCAGTTTTGAGTTTACTCATCCACATATGCGAGATATGCTAGAGCTAAATTTTAATGTTATTCCTAATAAAACGGATAAATTACAGTTTGCTAAGCACTTACCTAAAGAATGGTTACGTCATTATATTAGAGGATATTTTGACGGAGACGGTTCTATATGTGAAAGTTTTACAAATAGAAACTCTTTGCGAGCTACTATTTGTAGTGGGGCAAAGGAATTTGCAGAAGATTTATATATTTATTTAAAATCTATTTTACCTGTACACGGCCAGAAACAGGAGTTTAATGACTCTATAAAATGGCAAATAACTTTTTGTACCAACGATGCAAAAACTCTTATGCACTATATGTATAAGGATAGTACAGTATATCTAGATAGAAAATACGCGTTGTATCAAAAACTCATATTTAATGATGATAGAAAAACGAGAGATAAAGGTATAGTCCATCCCATTAGTAATAATGGATAATGATGTTTATATGGATCAGGGCCACAAAAGGTATCTGATACAGTAAGTAAGGCAACAGGCGAGTACTACGGAATAGACAGAGCTAAAGAAGACATTAGGTCCTATTTTAATAAATTTTCTAAATTAAAAAAATGGCTAAAAGATCAAGAGGAGTTTATCCGCGCTAACGGGTTCGTGTATTCTGCGCTGGGTCGTAAACGTAGACTAGTAAATGTTTTTAGCTCAGATAAAGGAATAGCCTCGCACGAAGTACGTAGTGGTATTAATAGTTTAATCCAATCTGTAGCCAGTGATATTAATTTATTAGCCGCTATTGATACTGCTAACGAAATTAGCCAGAAAGGACTAGATGCAAAAATATGTGCACTAGTACACGACTCTATTTTAGCCATAGTAAGAGAAGATCAAGTGGAGGAATATTGTAAGATAGTAGCAAGAAATACTCAAAAAGATAGAGGAGTAAGTATTCCTGGATGCCCTGTAGGTATTGACCAAGAAGTAGGGGACGAGTATTCCTTTGGTAAGTTTGATAAGCAGTATAAACTTGAAAATGGTGTGCTTACAAAAAATGAACAGCAATGACCTACAAAACATTGTATATCCAATATACAAGTTACCAGCAAAGCCGCTAGTTGATGAAGGAGTAACCTTCTACTATGGTGAAACAGAAGTAGAAGGTGAACCTAATAAACAACATCTAAAGATACTAGATGATAAGAATGTGGAAGGTACCTCACTAGCTAGTAGGAGATTGAAACTATTAGCTAGTGCTACACCTTTATTTAGGTTATCTAAAGCTATATTCTTTCTAGGCGATCTAATAAAAGAAGCTACTTCTAGTACTTATTTTATAGACGCTAATGGAATGATATTTAACTACGTTAAGACAACTACAGCTAAGCTAAAGTTTCATAAAATAAACAAAGTTCTACAGATTCCTACAGGTGGTGCAATTATTGAAGTGTTAGGGATACCTAATAGGTTCAAAGTAATTAACTATCCTACACCTGAAACTAAATGTGCAGGCGTACTACACATTGGAATTTCAACAATACTATATGGTTTATATGAGTATATACCAGAAGATACAGTGAGACGCGTATAATGCCTAAAGCAATTCTTAGTAATCGAATATACTTAGACACTACTTCAAGCCTATTAGAAGAACTAAAGTCAAAGCTAACATATAAAATTAAGAAACCTTCTAGACCAGGGATGACAATCTTTACGCAGTTTGATATTATTAAGAACTATAAGCTTCTACCTAAAGGTGTAATTGCTATACCTATTGGTAGAATGGACTTGATTCCAAAAGGTTACGAAATAGTAGATAGGCGTATCAATGAAGATATGCCCTTTCCTGAACCTAAACTACAGCTTAGAGGACAACAGCTAGAAATTTATAATGAAGTAGATGAGTCTTGCTTCATTAACGCTATGGTGGGATTTGGTAAAACCTTTCTAGCATTACATCTTGCTAGAAAACTAGGCCAGAAGACTTTAGTAGTATGTCATAATACTATGCTTAGAGATCAATGGATCGAGGAAGTGAAAAAGCTGTATGGGATGGATTGTGGCGTTATTGGTAGTGGCAAGTTTGATACCGATCATGTTATCGTTGTCGGAAACATTCAAACACTTATCAAAGAATTACCCAGTATAAACAAGGAGTTTGGCACTGTAGTGGTGGACGAGTGTCATCATATAGTAAGTACTACCTTTACTTCCTTCATAGAGGGAATGTACGCTAGGTACAAGATAGGTTTATCAGGTACTATGGTTAGAAAAGATGGTAAACACATTCTTTTCAAAGATTTCTTTGGATTTGATCTATACCAACCTATTCAAGAAAATACTATGACACCTACAGTTAGAGTGCTAAAGACTAACTATGGGTTATCAGAAGGAGATCCTTGGGCAGTAAAGATTAATAAGCTACTATACGACCCAGACTACCAAGAATTAATTGCAATCATAGCAGCTAAAGAGATTGCTGCTGGTCACAAAGTTCTAATTATTGCAGATCGAGTTGAATTTTTACAAAAAGTAGGAGAACTAATTGGTCAAGAATGTGTGTGCATTGTTGGTGAAACAACCTTCGAACAACGTAACGAACTCAAAAGACAAATTGAAGACGGTGAAAAGAGCTGCATTGCTGGCTCCCGCCAAATCTTCTCAGAAGGTATCTCAGTAAATATTCTTAGCTGTGTTATTCTCGCTTCGCCAATCGCCAATGATTCTCTATTAGAGCAGATTATTGGTCGTATTATGCGTATGCATTCTAACAAGCTAGATCCACTAGTAATTGATATGAACTTTAGTAGCCCTAGTGATAAAAGACAGAACCGTATGAGACGGGATTTTTACATTAAGAAAGGTTGGGATATTGAGTAAGCATTCATATAAATAGGTTATAAATTTTACACTTGACTCTACCTTACAATAGTGTTATAATATATATTGAAACGAGGCGATTACAATGTTATTTTTTGATATAAACAAACTAGAGGAGTTAGCGTCATGTAGTGAACATTTTATGGCTTTACTAGTCCATCACTATAATAAAAAGACAATTCCGAGCAAATGGGATAAGTACCCTCCTGCTAAAAGAACTATCCACGGTAGCTCTTTTCTATTAAATCCTTTACCCTTATTTGAGGATAAAGGAACCGACATACTATTTAAACTACAGTATATAAAATTGGCTGCTAAAAGAGACTGGCTTATGTATAAAATGTATAAGTACAAAGCTCTTAACACATCCTTTTTTCCCGACTTAAATTATGATGCAATCAAGCATAATAATTTATTGAAAATCACACCAACAGAAGTACAATTTAAGTACGAAGAAAGAATTTAATATGGCTCTTACATTCAAGAACACCAAAGGCAAAGCTCAAAAATCTAGCCACGAAGCATACACTTACAAAGACGGTGAGAATACCGTTCGTATTGTTGGGGGTATTCTTCCGCGTTATGTATATTGGGTTAAAGGCACTAATGCTAAGCAAATTCCGGTGGAATGCCTTGCATTCTCAAGGGAAGATGAAAAGTTCAATAACGCTGAACATGACTGCGTACAGGGATACTACCCAGAGCTAAAGTGCTCATGGTCTTATGCTTGTAACTGTATTGCTACAGTTGATGGAGTTAAGAAGGTTGTTGTTCTTAACCTGAAAAAGAAATTGTGGGAACAGATTGTTTCTGCTGCAGATGACCTGGGCCTTGACCCTACAGATTATGACGAGGGCTTTGACTTGGTATTTAAGCGTGCTAAAACTGGCCCACTGGCATTTAATGTGGAGTATACCCTTAGTCAGTTGAAGTTGAAAAAGCGTGCTCTTACTGCAGAAGAACGTACAATTGCAGATGCTGCAATTACTATTGATGCTAAAATGCCGCGCCCTACAGCAGATGATGTTAAGAAGCTTATGGAACGTCTGAAGAAAGGCGAAGATGAGGACTCTACCGGAGGAGATGAAGTTGGTATTGATAAAGAGGCTGTGAACGATTTAGGGTAATAAATTTGCCGCTTGAGGTTATACTTCAAGCGGCTTCGTTCTTATGAAAATACTATTCTCAGCAGATATACATATTAAGCTGACTCAAAAGGGCGTACCTTCTGATTGGGCTAAAAATAGGTATAGATTATTTATTGAGCAACTTGCTCAACAATCAGTAGATGCAGACTTACTAGTTATTGGCGGGGATATTTTCGATAAACTTCCTAACATGGAAGAGCTAGAAATATTCTATGAATTAGTAAGTAGTTGCTCTCTGAAAACACTGATATATCCGGGTAATCACGAAAGCCTAAAGAAGGATACTACCTTTCTAACATATTTGAAAAAGGTTACTAGTATTATTAATCCACTAGTAAGTATTCTCGATGACTATACTACGTACTGTACTCCTGACGATAACTTATCACCTATCTTTGATATTATACCATATAACAAGCTCAAAGAATTCGAAAAGCTAGGTAACGATAAACTAAAAGCTCCGTTGCTATTTACTCATTGTAGAGGTGCTATTGAACCATTTGTTAAACCAGAGGTTGATCTTAGTATATTTGATCGTTGGCAAACCGTACTAGCCGGAGATTTACATAGCTATGAGAATTCGCAGAGAAACATACTTTATCCTGGTTCTCCTCTTACTACTAGCTTCCACAGGAATAGTGTGGACACGGGCGTTATCCTTTTTGATACTGATACTCATATCCATGAGTTTATCAAACTAAAACTACCACAGCTTATTCGTAAGACAATTAAAGCAGGCGACCCTATGCTGCCCACTAGTTATGACCATACAGTTTACGAAGTTGAGGGAACAATGTCAGAACTAGGTTCTGTAGAAGATAGTGAGCTTATTGATAAAAAGATTGCTAAAAGGGATAGTGACACAGCTCTTATTCTAGACCCTAGTATGTCACTACAGGAAGAAGTAAAAGAATATTTAGAATATGTATTAGGCATAGACGCTATTAAAATAGACTCATTACTAAATGTACTAAATAATAATATGAGTAAGATAAATGATTAAGAAAATACCAGGTATTTATCTATTATACTTCAGTAATACTGAATTAGTATATGTAGGCCAATCAGTAGATATAGAAAAAAGGTATAGAGAACATATACGTTTACTAAATGCTGGAAAACATACAAAAAACTGCTAGATGCGTATAATAGCTTTGGCGAACCAGAAATATCTATATTATGTGAATGTAGTAAAGAACTATTAAATACATATGAAAATATATACATAAAATACTATAATAGCTACGAACAAGGGCTTAATACTTTAGAGACTGCTGAGGAAATACCAAAACCTGATAATAAAGGAACTAATCACGGTATGTCTAAATATACTAAAGAACAGATAGTTATGGTATTAAACCTACTAATTAAGATACCTATTATTAGGTTTAAAGATATATCAGAGTATACAAAAGTTTCTCAGTCAGTAATAGGAAATATTGCTGCATTAAATGAACATATATGGTTAAAAGATCTATATCAATTAGAGTATGAAAAATTAACCCTATTAAAGGGTAGTAGAAATCTAAATATAGAGGTTAATACAGCCGAATTAAAAGGTATTAAGTACCCTAGTGTAGTATCTCCTGAAGGAGTAGTACACACTAATATTACTAATGTTTCTAAATTTATGCGTAATAATAACATTTCTAGTCGTAGATTTTATGGATTATTGAATGGTAAAGAAACAAAGATAATGGGGTGGACTAGGTATGATTAAGTTTACAAAACTTAAATTCTCTAATGCGTTCTCGTATGGAGAAAATAATAAAATAGATTTAGATAGTGCAAACCTTACTCAACTTCTAGGTAGTAATGGTAATGGGAAAAGCTCTATTGCTCTTATACTAGAAGAGGGTCTATTTAATACTAACTCTAAAAAGATTAAGAAAGCAGATGTTCTTAATAGATATGTAAAAGCTAAGTCCTATAATATTGAAGTAAGGTTTGAAAAAGATGGAGTCCCCTACACTGTTATTACTAGTAGGACTATCAGTACTGGTACTGTTAAACTCCTTAGGAATTCTACTGATATTAGCTCACATACGTCAACAGGAACTTATAAACAAATAGAGTATATTCTTGGATTTGACCATAAGACCTTTAGTCAAATTGTATACCAAAGTAGTGTATCATCACTAGAGTTTCTTACAGCAACAGATTCTGCTAGAAAAAAGTTCCTGATAGAATTACTTAATCTTAGCAAATATACTAAAGCATTAGATGTATTTAAAGAACTAAGTTCTGACTGTTCTAAACAGTTAGATATACTTAATAGTAAGATTCAAACTATTAATGGATGGATTCATAAGTATTCTTCTGTAGATACTACTATTAAAGAGTACTTAGATGAACCTAAAAGCGCAGATAATCTAAAAATTCAACTATCACAAGCATTAGATAAACTAGCTAATATTGATAGTACTAATAAGCAAATTCAGCAGAATAATACTTATAAAACTATATTAGATAGTATTGATATTTCTGTAGTTGTAGAAGCTCCTGCGTCTAGTAATATCGCTGAACTTAGGGTAGGCTTAGCAACAATTGCCAAGCAACTAAAAGATGGTGCTCAACTATCTAATAAGCCTAGTACTAAAACTATTAAGTGTCCAACCTGTTCACAGGATATGGATAATAGTGTTATGTTTTCTAGGATAGTAGCGTTTGAAGCACAGAAGCCTAGTTTAATAGTTGAACGAGCTATACTAGAAAATAGGATAGCTCGTATAGAAGATGCTACTATAAAGTATTCTGAGCATACTAAAAAGCTTCAAGAATGGGAAAAGTATCATGCGTTATATAGTCCTAAACTAACGACTACACTACTTGATAAAGATAAACTAACTACTGAGATTTCTGCACTTAGGGTGGAGATAGCTACTATAGAAGATAATATTAGTAAAGTTAGACACGCTAACAAACTAATTGGTGAACACAACTCCAAGGCTAAGGTAGTATCGGAACAGATGGTGGATATGAAAAAAGATCTGCTAGAACTTAATCAGGAACTAGTTTTAAAGATTGATGAGCTATCTAATCTACAAGTACTAGTAAAGACCTTCAGTAATACTGGATTAATTGCATTCAAGATTGAATGCATGGTAAAAGATCTAGAAGAACTTACTAACGAGTATCTTAGCGTTATGTCCGATGGTAGATTTCAGTTATCTTTTGTTGTTGTATCGGATAAATTAAATGTTGTTATTACTGACAACGGGCGTGATGTTGATATTGTTGCCCTATCTTCTGGTGAGCGTGCTAGAGTCAATGTATCAACTTTGCTCGCTATACGGAGGCTCATGCAGGCTCTGTCTAATAGTAGAACGAATCTTCTTATTCTTGATGAAACAGTAGAATCGCTTGACGCTGAGGGTAAGGAAAAATTAATTGAAGTTCTTCTACAAGAAGAATCCCTAAATACCTTTTTAATATCACACGGATTTAGTCATCCTCTCCTAGAGAAGATTAGTGTAATTAAAGAGCATAATATAAGTAGGATAGAATGATTAATATAGGAAAAATATACGCTAATAGAAACCGTATTAGTGACTTAGTAAAAGTAGAAAGTGTAGAGTATGACGACGGTATAAAGTGCGTATTCTTTTTCAGACTTACTAAAGATAGGAAGTTTAGGCTTCCTATTGAAATGTTTGACAAGAACTTTCAGGAAGTACCTAGTGGTTACGAGTAATCAAAAAGGTGCATATGGAGAAACTGTTATTCGTGACAAACTGCGCCAATTAACAGGATTACAGTGGGAAAGGGTACCGAGTTCTGGAGCACTTGACCCTAAGCACGGCTTAAAAGCAGACTTATACTTACCTGGTCAGAATAACATATACGCTGTAGAATGTAAAAACTATACTGAAGAACAATTTACTAGCAAAGTATTATCTAGTAGTAAACCCAAACTATTAGAGTTTTGGTCGCAGTCTATGCGTCAAGCGCATCAGGTAAATAAAAAACCTTTACTAATATTTAAATTTGATCGCAGTAAGCTATTTGTAGCATATGAAAGTATTCCTAATGTAGTAGACCATGTATTCATTAGTGTAGGAATACATCAATTTTATGTGTCACTTCTAGAAGATTGGATACTACAAGAGAAACCTATATTTATACAATGAAAACATTTAATTATTGAAGTTTATGAAGCTGCTAAATATTAGCGTTGATTTTTATTATCCAATATGTTATAATATTGCTTATTGGAGAAAATTATATGGCAAAATCACCTAATTGGAATAAAAATGAATTACAGATACTTGAGAATAATTACCCACATTTAGGATCAGGGCCTTCAATGTGTAGTATGTTACCTGGCCGTACTTCCAAAAGTATTAATGTTAAAGCTAGTAGACTAGGATTAAAAATACTATTTGATAGGCAGTGGACAGAAGATGAAAATAGTATTTTGGCTAGTCTATATCCACAATTTGGATCTGATAAACCTACTATAGATGCTCTTATAAATAGAAGTAAGGAAAGTATTAAAATACATGCTGCTAGACTAGGTATTAAGTGTAATAAATTAGATGGAAAAACAAAACCTATTGAAGTATACTTAGAAGAACTTGATATTATTGGAGTAACACTATTAGGTAGTTATACTGGTAGTAGGGATAAAATATTACATAGATGTAATAAATGTTTACATGAGTGGTATCCTACACCAAATAACCTAGTACAAGGTTCGGGTTGCCCTAATTGTTCCCATAAATTTAAGTATAAATATTCTTTAGGATGCTTATACTTAATAAATATAAATAATGAGTTTTTAAAGGTTGGTATAACTAGTAGACCTATTTCTTATAGACTTATGGAAATATCTAGGGAGCTTGAAATACCTTATACTTCTATTATTTTAATTAGTATTAAGGAGTGCCAAGGAGATAAAATACTATCAATAGAAAATAGTATTTTAAATAACCCTAGATTAAACAGATATACTCATAATATTAAATTTAATGGGTATACAGAACTATTCAATATATCAGAGTTAGATAAATTGCAGAGTATATTTAATGAAATCATTTAACAAAATAACCGAACAGGGTAATAATCTACTACTAGTAGATGGTTTAAATATGAGCTTCTCTTTTAGAGGGTATACTGACTACTATAAAAAGTACTTAGATATGATAAATAGCCTTAAAAGGTCGTATAAAGCAGATAAATTAATTCTGTGTGTAGATAAAGGTGGATCTACGTATAGAAAAGGTATATATCCAGAATATAAGTATAATAGAAAACTAAAGCAAGACTCTCAGACGGAACAAGAGAGACAAGAGTTTGAGGATTTCTTTAAAAGCTTTGAAGCCTCGTTATTATACGTAGCAGAAAACTCAGATTACCCAATACTCAGGTACGATGGAGTAGAAGCAGATGATTCTATTGCGTTTATATGTTCTAAATTTAAATCTTTAGGAAAAGATCATATATGGATAATGAGTTCGGATAGAGATTTAAGTTTACTAGTAGATGATAACGTATCACAGTTCTCTTATGTTACTAGAAAAGAGACTACTAAGGAGAACTGGCATGAGCGTTTCGAATTCCCTATGGAAGATTATATTAGCATTAAGTGCCTCATGGGGGATGCTGGTGACAACGTGGCTGGTGTCCCTGGCATTGGGCCCAAGAGAGCTGTACAATTGGTACAAGAATACGGATCTACGTATGATATCATAGCTAATCTTCCTATTTTTAGTAAGTATAAATATATTGATGCATTGAATAAATTCGGTGCGGAAAACCTTATGTTAAACTATAAACTAATGGACTTAGTTACATACTGTGAAGAAGCTATAGGAGAAGATAATTGCAAAAAGATAGACCAAACCATATTGACATACTTAAACTCTTAAAGTTTTATAGTGTTTCAGCACTAGAAGATCTGATTCGCATTCAGCACAAACAGATAGAAAAGTTGCAAGAAGAGTTAAATAGAGTAAATTTTTACGGAGAAAGACTTGGATAAACATCGTTATTTAAAACCACCATTTTTAGTAAAACTAGCAGACCCTAGGTGTAGCCCATTCCGAACACATGAAACTGACGCAGGCGCAGATATGTTCTCTATTGAAGAAGTTGCTATTTACCCCGGCGAGCAAAAACTTGTTGATACAGGAGTAGCTATTAAAATTCCAGTAGGCTATGTTGGTTATGTTTTTAATAGGTCTAGTCAAGGCAAGCTTGGTATTCAAATTGCTAATGGTACCGGACTTATAGATACGGACTACAGGGGTTTCATAAAGGTTTTACTAAAAAATACTAGTACGGAGCCTTATTTTATTACCCAATTTACTACTAGGATTGCTCAATTAGTTATTAGCCCTGTAGTACTAGCTCAATTTGTAGAGTTTGATGGTACTGAGGAAAAATGGTTAGACACTAAACGCGGTGAAGGCGGATTTGGTTCTACAGGAATATAAATGACTAAAAGCGAAGAAGAACTGTCAATAGTTATTTTACAATTAGAATCCGCTATACATAAAGCAGAGTTTTGTAAAGAGCCAAATACATTTGATGCTCTTAAATACCATCTAGATGGTATTACTCGTGCACTAATGATTCATATTGGGCATAGAAACATTAAGGAATATTTAAGTGACTGAAGTAGAAACAAAAATAGGTGAGGCTATTCGAGAAATTGAAAGACTTCTTAAACCTATACTAACAACACAGGATGATATGCATAATACTAATGCAGCACTAGATACACTAAAACAACAACTAATTATGGCTGTGGGCCGTAGAGTAATTAAAGGACAACAATGATAGATACTGTATACGAGCAATTTATAGCTAAGTCTAGATACGCTAGGTATCTAAGTGATGAAGATAGGCGAGAAAACTGGAAAGAGACTGTTGATAGGTACTTTTCCTTTATGGAAGAACATCTTCTAGAAAAGCATGACTACTTAATTCCTGCGTCTTTGTTAGAAGAGCTACGCTTGGCTGTGTTTAACAAAGAGGTTTTACCAAGTATGCGAGCTATTATGACTAGTGGTGAAGCACTAGAGCGAGATAATACCGCAGGATATAATTGTGCCTACTTACCTATAGATGACCCTAAATGCTTCGATGAAGCTATGTTTATTCTACTATGCGGTACTGGCATAGGCTTTTCGGTAGAACGTCAATATGTTACAAAATTACCAGAAGTTCCTGATAAGATTTTCAAGTCTAAATCTTATATCATGGTTCAGGATAGTAAAGAGGGGTGGGCTAAAGCTTTAAGGCAGCTTATTAGTCTTTTGTATGCTGGTGAACAACCTTTATGGGATGTATCAGAAGTTAGACCTGCTGGTGCCCCCCTAAAAACATTTGGTGGAAGAGCAAGCGGACCCGAACCACTAGAAGACTTGTTTAGATTTGTAATAAAAGTATTTATTAACGCTAAAGGGCGTAAACTAACCTCAATTGAATGCCATGATATTATGTGCAAAATTGGGGAAGTAGTAGTAGTAGGAGGTGTTAGACGTAGTGCTATGATTTCTCTTTCTAATCTATCAGATGATAGAATGAGGCACGCTAAGTCAGGGGCCTGGTGGGAAGCTAATGGGCAAAGGGCTTTAGCTAATAATAGTGCTTGTTATACAGAGAGACCTGATGTAGGTGTATTCTTGCAAGAGTGGTTATCGTTATATGAATCAAAATCTGGTGAGCGAGGTATCTTTAATAGAGATGCAGCTACTCGTATTGTAGGGAAAAATGGTAGGCGTAAGGATTCATATGAGTTCGGTACCAACCCGTGTTCTTGAAATAGTAGGATCACGTTAAAAATTTTGTAAATTGCTGGAAGTTTGTTAAAGCCCCTAACTAAAGCGGAAGTAGAAATGCTATACGTAAATGTTTAAAAATAGAGGGCGTTGGATAATCAGCAGCCAAGTCGCTTTAATATGCGAAAGGTTCACAGACTAAAGACAAAAAAGTTATGGAGAAAATATATGGACGAGAATAAGTTTATGAATAGAGTTTTAGAACTAGTGGATAGCTCTAAAACTCAAAGAGACGGAGTAGGAGTTAAATTGGTTGAAGAGTTTAATTTAGCAGGAAAACACTCGGCTACGCGTTTAGTAGAGAGACTGTTAGGTATTAGTCTCTCTAAGATATTGAAACTTCGTTTCGAGTTTCCAGATAATTGGAAAGAAAAAGTACCTAAACTACTTTTAGTTACTACTGTAGATATGTATACCCGTATACAAGAACTACGTAAAATGGCACTAAGCTTTCAAGAAGCTAAGTATATACTTATGAAAGAGTATAGTGTAACAGAGTGTGAACTTATAAAGCGCGGAAGAAGTTTGTGTCAAAAACCTCTTGGAGAGGTTTTTGAACCAACAGATAGTGAAATACAGGATTGCCTTATTCGTGCAGAGACTTCTGAAGAATTTAAACATTTGCTAGGATTAGGTTGTACACAGCTGCACGGGTTTTTTGATAGAAGATTACATGTTAGTACGTTTGTTGAAGCTAAAGCTAAATGTATATATAAACTTAAGGTACCGGGAGTATCCCCCTGTACTTCAGATAATGAAGCTTTAGTTATTTCGCAAGTACTTGGTGACGGAAGTTACGATCCTGTACGCAAATCTTTACGTATTCAGCATGGTATTAAACAACTTGAGTATCTACGTTGGAAAGTTAGTATTCTACAAAATGCCTATCCAGAATTAAATGGAGTAGAAAGTATTAAAGTAAGAATGCACGCACAAGGACACGAGTATGCAGATTGGTATTCTAAAAAGTTACCAAAACATATTTATGATAAATTAGATAAATTTACACATAAAGAAATGGTAGATTCACTAACTCCTTTAGGCATGCTATGGTTATTTTTAGATGACGGATGCCTATTCTGGAAAGAAACTAAGTCCATAACTATATGTAATGGAATTGAAAAGTACAAACATCAAAATATATCCAATTTTCTTTCAACCTACTGTATCCACTCAGCTGTATATGATAAGTCATGCACAATTGCACAGCAAGTTGAAATTGTTAAGTTCATAAATACATTCATAAAACCATATATTAATATTATACCAGCATCAATGCGGTATAAAACAGAACTTATGATATAGTCGATAGGTGCTAGAGTAACTTTTAGTACCAAGGAAATAATTTTACGCCCATTTCAGTTTTGCAATCTTTCTACCGTGGTAGTAAGAGAAAACGATTCATTAGATAGCTTATTACGTAAGTCTAGACTAGCAGCTATTTTAGGTACATTTCAATCTACCCTTACTAATTTTCCATATCTAAGAAAGGTATGGCAAGAAAATACAGAAGAAGAA